TGCCTTGTTCTGCTTGAATGAGTTGTTGAGTAAGTTCTGCAACTTGTGCTGCAACCATACTTTCTGTTTCAGCTAAATAAGCTTGGGGGTCTTCTTGTTCTAATTTCATCAAATCAGGTCTTTCTTGTTTAACATGTAAAAACACTTGTGCTCTTGCTTTAAACGATAAATGTTCTGAGATGTGAGCTTGTAATAAAGCATAAACCATAGGATTTACCTGTACCATTCTTGATTGAACAAAAGCACCATGGGCTGCAATATGCGCATCATGGTTTTGAAAATAAAAAGCTTTTGGAACTTCCATTCGTAAGGCCCCTGCGTTTTCTACACCTGGGTCAACCGGTTGTGGAACTTTAGTTGGCATTAATAGTTCATCTATTTTTTTAGAACCTAATGACTCGTACACGCGCCTGTATACTTCTCTCATATTATGCATTTGTGGTGCAGTACTTGCCACTTTTAAAGTTTCAGAGGCTAAGGTAATTCTTTGTGTCAACGAAAATGTGTTTGGATCAGCTACAGGTATAACATCAATCTCTCCTGAAAAATCTAATGATTTAATAGTACGATCTGCTCCGTATACTGCATAAGGATAACTTGGTGGTAAATATTCAGCAAAGACTGTAGCTAGTAATCTGAATTCTTGGCGCATAGAATAATAACATCTTTTGTGAATTGCGCTCATAACACGTGAGCCACGTTCTAATAAAGCAAGTGTTGATCCAACTGCACGGTTTTGTTTTTCTTCACCCACTTGCATATCTCCGATGGCTGCAAAACGTTGTCCCGCTTGTACTACAAAGCCTAATAATTGCATCAGCACGGAACTGGGCTCTTTAAATGGAAGTAATTGAAATTGATCTTTGATGTTACCACCGGGAGCATCTACATCTCTAAATTCTCCGGGTTGAAAAGGTTGGTCATCATCTCTTATGCGAATACTGCGTGATTTAAAACCTGCTGGTAGATTAGCTAAAGTTCCTGCATCAAGAAGCTGTCTTAGGGCTGAAGTAGCACTCTTAGATAAGCCACCAATCATGTGTGTTAAACCAAAACCATAAAAACCTAGTCCTGGTAAAAATTTATAATGTACAAAATATTCTTTTCTTTGAAACAAAGGATCATCAGGCATGTAGTTTCTATAGATACTTAGTATTTCCATAGAACCTTCATCAATAGTAATTATATAGGGTATCTTTACTTTTTTCTCAGCATTCTCTACTTCATACTCATCTAAATCAAGGTCAACATGCATTTCTAATATTGTGTGTTGATAATCCTGATCTGAAGAGGTCACCCCCTCCATCTCATCATATTTGTCCTGAATTTCGCTATCATTCATCTGTGATGGGAAAATTTTTATATCTCTGTAAAAACCACTTGTCATTTTTTTTAACAAATCATTTTCACTCATTTTTACAACATGAGTAATTCTTTCACAGTCTTTTAAATCAGAAGCATAATAAGGTACAACTAAATCTTCAGCAGGTACAAACTTGCAAACAGCTCTACCTAATAAGGTATCAAAATATATTTTTTTAAACGATGACCCGGCTAAAGGTAGATAAAATAACATTTGATCAAACTCAGGAGTATACTCCTCCATAACCTCTGTAATCATGTAATTCATAAAATCTTTTACACGTTGAGCTTGATCTTGTTTTTGTTGAGATGTATCCCCTACAACCATAGTTTTTACAGGTCCGTCAGTTGGTAAAAGTTCTTTGTATGCTTGAGCTTGAAATTGAGTAACGGCTTCTGCAAGTAAGGGATGTGTAACGGAACTAGCTCCCCTAAAAGGTTGACCTTCATCATTATATTTAAAGCCTAACAGGTCTAAACCGGAGGTATATGATTTTTCCCAATCTCCTCTTGATTCCTTGTCTTTTTTATAATCTGACGTTAACTCAGATGCTAAAGACCCTAAAACACGTTCATCTAAACCCTCTGCAAGATTTGAAAAGAAATCCTCTTCCTCTTCTGGAGCCTCTTCTTCAACCATATCAGTTGTTTGTTCTACTTCAACGTCAACAGGTTGTTGTTCTTCTTCTAATATTTCTTCTTCAGCCATTAGTATAACTTTGTTGGTTTAGTTTTTCCAAGCTTACTTTTAACATGTATGTAACCACCTTTTGCTTTACCTAAAACTTTTTTTTGCATATATTTTAAATCTTGTTTATAAACTTCTTTGTTTGCTATAACATCCGGTGAATTTGACATGTGCTTAAGATATTTTATAATACGCATTCTTGGATTACTTTTAGTAATGGGTAAACCTGTTTTTGGGTTTACTCCTTCATTTGATCCTGAATACGAAGCACTTACCTTGCCCTTTTCCACACCATCAAAATCTATGTCTGCCCCAACTCTACTTCTACTTTCTTCTAATGCTTCTTTATCGCTTTTTCTTCCTCTATATTGAGCATCGCCTGATAGAAGCATTTTATTAGAAGGTTGCATATTACTTGAACGATAATCAATTTCCTCAAGATTTGAAAATTTGTAACTTGGTGGTATTCCCATTACCGGTTTGTTTTTTTTACCGATAACTAAAAGTTTATTAGAAGCAAACTCACCACTTTTTTTTATGTCTTTTTCAAAACTTTTAACAGTTTGATCAAATAAATCTTTTTGACCTCCTTTTAAATCTTTTCGATCTTTTTGTGTAATAACCTGATACTCATCGCCATATTTTTTTTTAAGTAAACGTCTACTAAAACGACCAAAGTCTTCAGGTTTTTTTTTATTTTTTTTATTTTTTTTACCCATTAATACACCTTTGTTGGTTTTGTTCTTCCTAGTTTAGCAGGGACCTCAACAAACGATCCGTCTTTGCTTTTTTTTATCTTTCTTTTTGGCATCACATACCTTTGTGATATCAACGCTAAATCACTACTAATATCAGCAAATGGTAATGGAAACATTTTACCAGCAGGGTGCGCTTTATCAAAGGCTTTCTTCTTTTTTCTAATATATGCTAAGTCAAAAACATTTTTGGTTTTTACACTTCTACGTCTTGGAGCCCTTGTAAAACCAGATAATAGTTGACTTTCCAATTGTTGTTTGAGCTTACTTTGTTTTGCTCTTTGTTTTTCTGTTGGTTGCATTGACATAAGTTATTTTACCATTTAAATATGTTTACTGCTAGACCACCACTTTGTTTGTATAATTTAAAGGGTAGTTTTTTCATTTCAGGTGTAATTGGTAATGTATAAGCTTCAAAGTAATTATCTAAAGATTCTCCTGGGATTTCTATATACTCCCCTCCTCCTCCGTATTTGTTTTGAAAATCTATAACCTCACCTTTTGATTTAAAAGCAGCTCGATGCTCGACCCCTGCTGATATCTTTAATTCTCTGTTAGGTGAAAATCTTTGAACTACTTTATGAGGTTTTTCTGGGTTACTGTATGATATCCTTCTTTTTTGTACTTGTGTTCCGTATTGTTTTGCTATCTTTTCCATAGCTTCAACCAAAACACCTTTTGGTGTTTTTTGCGATACCTTTTTACCTTCACGTAATGCCTGTGCCTGTCTTCCGCTGATCCCTTCTGTCATTCCATAAAACTCTTGAATACCTGCTTTCATACCATCAGAACTGTTTTTACGAATAGTTTGAATATTAGCAGGGTTCACACTTACATAATCAACACCATCTTTTATTGCCTTTTTTACTAGAACTTTTATCGCATGTTCACCCCAAACGGACCGGTCGCCAAATGGCAAAAAATTATTTTCGGTTTTATTACGAATTGTCTCTTCACTCATAGAATTTCTTTTATTTAACAAACCACCTGATTTTTGTAATAAATCTCTTCTTTCTATACGTTCTGCTTCTGTTGCATACATACCTTTTGCCTTAAGTTCTTTTATACGTGGTATTACTTGTTTAATACGTGCTTCAATTAATCCACTTATACTATCAACATTGTACGGGTTATCTCTATCAATATCAGCGCCTTTAGGTATTTTTTGTTGTATATCCGATTGTATTTCATTAATAGAATAAACCTTAGCTTTTGGGTTTTCAAAATCTCTGCGCGTTCCTATTCTCATAAAATATAATTGGTTATCACCAAGTTGATTTGTGCCGGCGACACTAGACTCAAAATGTGATGGCATGCTACTTCTTGCAGCAACCCCGACACGTGGGGTTGAGACCTGAACAACGACTTCTTGGTAGCCCTCTGAACCCTGTAAACGATAACTGTTTTGGCTACCATAACTTAAGAGAGGTGGTGTATCTGTAATATGTTTGTTTTGTGATATATCATCACTCATACTTACAGCTAGCCTTTCAGCAGAATCGTTGACTTTGTCTTCAACTAATTTTCCTGCAGTGCTTTTATAAGTTCGATAAGCTTTTACAGCCTTTGCGTTTTCTTGGCTGGGTGTAGGTGACATTAGCCCATCTTCAAAACTTCTATCAAATCTATTTGATCTTTCTAACAGGGTTTTTTTAATTCCAGGTGCAGTCCTACCGTAAGCCATGGTATTTGCAGACGATCCAGCACCTATCCCGTCAATTAAATGATAATTATCGTTGTACAAATCATCTAGTAACTTATCCGTTTCTTTTTTATAATATGCTGGAAACTTTATAACTTCTTTTTCAGATAAGCCCAAAGCCTTTAATTTCGCAGGTGTAAAAAATTGTATTGCACCTTGTGCTTTTTCTCTTACTGCATTATCAAATTCTTCGTAGATATCTAATGTTTTTGGGCGTAACCCTATTGAAGTAACCTGAATATTGGCACCTGGAGACTTCGAGGCGATGTTAAAAAGTGTCTCCTTATCAATCGGTACATTAGCTTCCTTTGCTGCATGTAAAAAACCACCCACTAACCTCTCTTGTTTGTCAAAAACAGCCAAATTCATGTCAGAAAGCTCATCTTTTGTTACGTTCGCAGCTACATTTTGGTATCCTGGTGTTTTATAACGTAAATTTGCCCCTTTTTTTATGGCTGTCCTAAAATCCTGTGCCCACTGATCCGCAGTTAGTGCTTTTTTACTAGGGTGTAGCGCAATATAGTCGTATACAACGGATCCAAACTGATAAGAATCAGGATCCGTGACCCGTCCACCAAAGGTCAACGGCTTTTGTTCAACAACTTTACGAATTCTTTCGTATTCTTCACGTTTTTTCTGCAATGTATCGTCATATTTTACTAAATTCCTAACTTCTTGTGTCATTTCTTCTGGTGGAGCGTCATTAAGTACAGGTCGAAGAGGTACTCCGTCTGTATTTGGATCAATAGGTGGGTCCTTTTTTTTAAAAAGACTCTTTATCCCTTTGATTGCTTTTTTTCTAACTGATGGTAGTGCAAGTGAGGCAGCTCCTAAACCAAGGACACCTAAAATACCTAAACCTTCATCTTGATTTTCTTGTTCCATTAGTAATAAGTGTACTCCTTAGGGGGTAAGTCATTATCATCTTTATAATCTGAATACAGTTCAACAAAATTACCTTGTCTGTATCTTAACACAGCTTGTGTGGTTGAATCAACATAGTCATCATTAGCACCGTTAGGAAACGAAGCACATTCATCAATGACATCTTCTGCAAACTTCTCACCATGTGGATACCAAACAGCACCACTTTCAAAAACAGGGGCACATACATTTACACGGGTGTGCTTATCATTACCACGAGTCGGGGTAAACGGAACAACAGGTATACCCATTCTTCTAAACTCTTGAGTCAAAGGCTCACCACTTGCTTTTTGCTCAATGACAATTGTCTCCGGTTCCCAATACTTATTTGCATCTAAAGCAACGGCTTTGAGTTCTGGAAAATCATACTTACCACGTAAGGCATCTAGTAAAATTAAATTAGGAGCTCCTCCTTCTTCTGGTGTAAACACGCCCCATGTTGTAATTGCAGAATAATCAGCAGTTTCTTTTTTTGAAAAAGCTGTGTCATAACTTTGTATGACATGCATTAAGTTTGGCAGATGCTCCCCCTTCCAAGGGCGCCACCATTCTCGTTTTAAAATTGCACCCTCTTCACTTGTTGGGTTCTGCATATACTGAGCCGACCAATTACGAATCGGTAGCGATGCTTTTATTTTTTCTAATTCTTCTAGGTTCCAATACTCAGGCCAGACTGGGTTCCCTGAATCGAGAATCGCAGAAAATGAAATTTGTTTCCAACTGTCTGCTTTCGGTTCAGTTTGAGCCTTCAATAATCTACCCGTCAAATCATCTTCTGCCCATCTTGTCATAACCAATAATATCGAGCCTCCTGGTTGTAGTCTTTGTCGGGGTCCAGCAGTGTACCATTCGTATGCACGGTCCATTGCCATATCAGACATTGCATCTTGTTCCGTGTGTGGATCATCAATAATCAGTAAGTCGGCACCACGACCGGTGATACTGGCTCCAACCCCAGCTGCATAATATTCTCCACCATGATTCGTTTCCCAACGACCCTTTGCTTTTGAATCTTCTCTTAATTTCACATCACCAAAGATTTGTCTGTATTCAGGTGAAGCTACAATGTTTCTGACTTTTGAACCAAACCTAACTGCAAGTTCTGTGTTATGTGATACTTGCATAATTTTCATTTTGGGAAACTTTCCAATCATCCATGCTGGAAAATATATAGAAGCAAATTCAGATTTAGTATGTCTAGGGGGCATGTTTATAATGAGCCTCCCTTTTTTTTCTTCAGCAATATCTGTAAACTGACCGGCAATAATTTGGTGATGTCCCCAGTTATCACTTTTACTGGTTTTACGATATATAAAATCAGGCCACATCTCTTTTACAAAATACAAAAAATTATCTTGTGCAAGTTTAATGTTTTGGATCATGAGCCTCTCTACTTCGAGCCTCAATTTTTCTGTTGTTAAGTTCTCTGCTGACATAGCTTTAATATATACAAGCCATACGAAAATCGCAATATATACATGTATTCATGTTGTCTAACACGCACGGTTGTGCAAGAACCTAGATGTGGCAGGTGGGAAATCATAATTAGCTAGATATTGTATTTTGGATTTGATATTGAGCCTTCTAAACTGACTTTAGATGCTGTAAAGGTGAAACATCACCAGCGACAAGACGCAAAAAAACCCTAGTCAATTTCTTAACTAAGGTTTAATTGTTTAGTATATTATTTAAGTTTTTGTAAATGTTCTCTCATTCTTTTACGGAATTCATCGTGTTCTTTTTTTGTAATTGTTTCAAAACTTCTTAGTTTTTCACCAAGAGCATCAGCAATTTCATTTATATTTTTATCTTTAAAGGTCATACTATATATCCTTATCTAATTATTGATATTCTAACTTGATTTAATGCAGACTGAACATCATTCATTAATTGTTGTGCTTGTTCATTATTATAATTTGAACAATGTTCAACAATTATATCTTCTAATACCTTAGCAACTAAGGCATTATTCAATCGTTTAGTTGAATGGGGTTCACTAACATTTGTTTCATGTGTAGATTGTGAAACCTCACCACCATTATCTATGGTGGTGAGGTTAGTTTCTCTAATTATATCTAAAATATTTGGCATTACTTTAAACCATCATATTTTACTTCAACAGATTTAGTAGGTACTAAACACTCTTGATATATTTTAGGATATTTTTCTTTTAATTTCTTAGTATCAACTCTTCCAGAAATTAAAATTGGATTACCATTTTTATCTAGTATTTGTTTGCCTTTACCATTTACTGCAAAACTAGATTGTCTAATTATTTTACTAATTAATACACCTTGATAATTTTTCTTGTCTAAACACTTCTTATATACTTTATTATATTCTTCTTCTAATTTAGACGTGTTCAAAATAGTTTCAGATAATTTACCTATTTCTATAAAAGAAGTTTTTTGTTCTTCAAATAAACTTAAAATTTCAGGTTTAATTTTTTTAAGTAAACTTGTTTTATCTAGATGAACTTGTTTGTGTAATCCATAATGAATTAATGCTTTTTGTTCATTAATAGATAATGCTTTTTGTTTTAGTTTTAGTTTTAATTGTGCCATTTAATACTCTCTTTCTATTTATTGTTTAACACGTATATATAGTACCATAGTTTTTTAAAATAAAAAAACTTTTATTTATTTTTTATTAATTAAATCTTTTTTAAAAATATTTTTTTTCTTAATTTTTTTCCCGTGCCTTTTTTTTCCGAGCGTGCGTCGCCCGCTGGGGAAATGTTAACTAAAACGGGGAAACAAAGAACATACGTTAAAGCGGGAAACGGGAATTTATCTAATTATAAATGTAAGCAAAAGAACTCCTGCCATAAGCAGCAGGAGTTCGAGCAATGATTCAAGAAGCATTAAACTTCTTCTAACTTAGTAGGTTTAAAAAATGTATCCCTTTCAATTGGCAAACCAAAGGGGGGACACTTCATCATTCTTAATTCTTCTAGTGATGTATAACCTAGTTCTTTTTCAAAAATGTGAGCCATACCATACATGATATTATCTTCGTCTAACTCAGATACCCACCACGTACCAGCCCCAGAGGGATTAAAAAATTTAACATAAGCAACACCATCTTTATTCTTGGCATTATCTCTTAGTTTTTTTTCTATTTCTTGAGTGAGTAGTTCCATGATATCTCCTTCGTTTTATGGTTTATATTGTTTAACACTTATAATTATATATAAGTCATCAGCGAAATCAAGAGATTATTTTTTTTTAACCGAGTGAAATTTCCGTGCGCCGGCGCGCTCCGGTGCTGTTTAACTAAAAAAGAAAAAAAAACAATCCACGTTAAAACGGGAAACGGGAACTCTAATAAAAAAGTTTATTAAGGCAGTATCCTGCTACTATAAAAAGTAGCAGGAAAAATATAAAGTAACCTAGCAAATTTCAAAACCTCCACTAGCTTTTGAAAATTTTATAAACTCAATAACATTTTCTTTATTAAAAGGGTAAGACTCTCCCCAATCTTTCTGATTGTGGATCTCTTCCCAACGCTTATTATAGGGAAAAGGATAATCATTTGGCGCAAGGTTTTGGTTTGGTCTTAGTTTAGTAATCACAACTCTAAGGTCATCTAGCTTTTTTTCAATCTTTTCATTGTGTTTCTTGGCTATTTTAATACGAGCGTCAACTTCTTTTTTATGTTTATCAATCCAACCACTATCAACTAATGATTGTAACCTATTGGCAATAGCAATAGATGTACCTTTAGAAAATCGTCTACCACTATTTATGTGAATTTCGTTTGCTTGTTCGTGTGTAATTAAATCAGCACACTCCTCTAATATAAGGTCTGCTAGTGGTCTCCACCACCATACATTATTTCTAAAGTATGAACCCGGGTTCTCTTGTTCCCATTTATGTTTTTTTTGAAAATAATTATCTTTATCTTCGTCGGTTGCTTTTTCCCAATCAATCGATGGTTGTTTGCTTTTTAATTTAGGCGCTAGCCCATATATATCAAAACCCATGATATCTCCTTCGGTTTATGGTTTATATTATTGTTTAACACCTACCATTATATATGAGGCAAATCAGCAGTCAAGTTTTTTTTTATATCTAGCTTCTGACCTGTGGAACTTTGCGAAACGGATCGCGCGCTGCAGGGCCCATCCTTAAACTAAAAGTTCAGGACCACACATTCATCACTAAAACGGGAAACGGGAATTAAAAAAATGAAGCTACGCTGCACAGCAGCATCACAGCCAGAAGCACTGTCAGGCGTGGTGCCCAAATCGCCAGCACAATTAAAAATATCAAGTAATACAAGGCTTTCTCCTTTTATTGTTTAACACTCTTCCTGTATAACCTGGATCCCTAATGATGTCAACAGGTTTTCACAGCTTCGATGAAAGGTACGTTTTTCTCGGACTATTTGTAAAATGTAGTTGTGATTAACTGCGCGCAGCTCCCGCGGGCCGCATCCTTTTACCTAAACTTTTGCCTCGAAAATTAATATGCTCAACGGGAAACGGGAATTCATAAATGTTCAGGAGGCGGATCGCGCTGCTGCAGCTTCGAGGATCTCCTGAATGCATACTAAAGAGGGCTTTGTATGCGAGAAACGGGAAACCACAAACGGGAATCCGTCTTCACGGACCTCGAGAAGTTTGAACTCGTTCTTCAAGGGGGTGTAGTGCAAGATAAACGCAAAACCTCCAGCTCGTTTTCTTTTTATAAACCAATTAATTTGATACTTAGACAAACCATAATTTTTAGTATTGTTTGACTTCAACTCTAACCAAAATTCATTACCTTTGACACAAGCATTAACGTCAGGGATTCCGTTGATGGTAGCTGATTCAATTCTTACAAAATGATAGTCTTTAAATTTTTTTTGAATCTGGTTAATGTAAAACCAAATTTTAGATTCCTTCATTGACTTTTTAAAGGCGTGACATCTATAACAATACTCTTTGCGTCCTTCATTTTATTTTCTAATTCAGCTAATCTGGTTTCAAGTTTTTCTCTACTCATTCCTTCTAAAGTAGTGTGTGCAATTTCTTTTTTATCTACAAATTGACCAGCTAATTGTCCTGATCTAAATTCAGCATTTATTGCACCAGTGTATTGTCCTTTTTGTTCCGCACCATTTCTTAATTTTTCAAATACTTTATACCTTCTTAGTTTATCTTTTTCATACTTATCTTGTTCTTGTTGTAACCTTACTTCTAGATATCTACACACGTGTGGGTTTTGTTCCGGGTTAGTTAATTTACTAGCCAATACAGCAATAGATTCTTTACTGCCGTTTGGGCTATAGCCAGCTTGTTTTAAAGCATCACTTTTTGATATCTGACCCCACTTCTCAACCAGTAAGTCAACAAACATTTTTTGTTTGAGTGTTAAGTCTGCAATAGTTCTTAAATTTTTAGGTCTTTGTGGCATACAAATAGTATAATGCTTTTCCTTAGAAAGTAAATTTTAAAAAAAAAATGCAGCACCGGGTCCATAAGAACTTAGGTATATTCCTAGTTTTTGGGAATAATTCCTAGTTTTTTCCTAAAATATTTTTGCTCTAACACTTGGTTTTCTCTTGTTTTTTCCATTTTCCTAAAATATTTGCTATGTTTTGAACTTTTTTAAAAAAATATTTGTAAGGAGCTGCCTTATAGGAAAAACAATTCTATTGACTTTTTATGTGTTTAAAGTTATAAACTATTCAGTAGCCCAGTTATGGATATTGTTTAACACACCTTTATTCTCTTTCGACTGGGCTGCACCAATCAATTAAACAAAGGCTGAAAGAAATACTGTGCTTACATAAGTAACCGGTGTGGCTTTAACATTTACGCGCATACAATCAAGTTGTTTTCGTATTTTCTTTTGATAACATTTACTATTACAACTTAATAATGTTTTATAAACTTTGTCATACTCAAACCAAGCAACCTGTCTTTTTGTAAAATTTAATCTTTTTGTGCAAAGAGCTTGTTTATAACTTTCTTCTACAACATCAGGATCAAGACCACCCCAATGACAAACTACATCAAAGTTTTTGTTGCCGGACAATACCCAATTATGTGCATTGATTTTAATAAGGCTACTTTTACGATCACTTAATTCAACCATACAATCTTCTAAAGCATTAATTACAACTGCCCTCCAAAGTTTTTGTTCTGCCTCTAAATAGATATCCGCTAATACAGTTCTTGCAAAACGCACACCCATAGTTTTAAGTAAGACAGGAGCAGCTCTCATTAGTGTCCGTAATGATTTATAAGAGTTATTAACATAAGTCTGTATTTTTTTTG